GCAGTAGAACTCAAGAGCGGTGCAAGCTCAGACTTAGGCACTGTTGACCCAACAAGCAAAGCCCTAAGAGTCACCCTCTACCACCCTGACGGTTCTGTTGCCAACTCAGTTCCTGACGCTTTGACTGTCAACCCTGTGACCGTTGTAAACAATGACATCCTAGCTTCGTTTGATGCTAGTGCTTACAAGTTTGTGAGCATCCAACTAACAGGCACATGGGTTGGCACAGTCAAGTTTCAAGGCTCAAACGATAATGGCACATTCGAAGACATTGTTGTTCAAAATACTGGGGTAGTTCTAGAACCTTACGTATTGGCTATGACCAATAATGGCGGCGTGAAAATTCCAATTCTTTTCAAGTGGTTAAGAGTTCGCGTGACCGCCTACACTTCTGGCTCTGTCACTGGAACCGCTTTTGGCTACCACGATGATGCAAACACTGGTCAAATCTCTAGCGTTGGTACGGTCAACATTAGCGACAATCAGACGCTTGCTGCGGTCACAAATGTTTCACAACTTGGTGGACAAACTGTTGCAATGGGTGGTGGTATGGTTACTGCTGGTACTCAGCGTGTGACTGTTGCAACTGATACCCCTATTGTACTTGGAGCAAGTTCAGCAACGATTGGCAAAGTTTCTTTAGCTGCTGGTTCAACATTGACACCACTATTTGTAGTAGGTCAAGCGGGTGCGGTTAATGTCAATTCAGCCAGTGTAAGCGCAACACCAGCCATCCTGAGGGCTATCGTGTTTACAAACTATGCAGCAACTGCCAGACACTTCAAGTTGTACAACACATCCAGTACGCCTGTGGCAGGCGCTGGAACACCAGTTCTAGTGTGCAGTATGGCAGCAGCAGGAACACTTGCGTTCCCTCTACCAGTCGAAGGTTTCCCTTTCTCTAACGGTATTGGGTACACAATGACTTTGGGCGCGGCAAATAGCGATACGACACCTACAGCAACAGCGCCAGACTTTTCAGTGTCATTAATCTACTCAGCTATGGCCTAATCTCATGGGACTATCTCAAAAAGTTTATGCGGTCGGTACAACACCTACAACAGTTGTTGCGCCTACTAACGATTATGTGAAGTATTCTTTGAAGAACCTTCAGCCTGCTGTCGTGTTGGAGTATGCCCGTGACGGTTACATTTATTTGTTGGGCCGTGAGTTCACTATCAACAATGGTGCAATAGTGAGTTTCAGTATTACTACTGAGGCGTATGGCGCACAGTTTGACTTCTACTCAATTATTTCGGACAGGTCAAATGTATTTGCTGAACTTATTGAAGGCGCAACCATTGTCACAACTGGTAGCCCTATTCCTGCATACAACCTAAACCGCAACTATTCTGACGCTCACGCTTCAGTGTTCCGTGCAGCTACTTCTGTAACAGGTGGCACAACAGTTAGTTCCGAGTTTATTTCGGCAACAAACCAGTCAGCAGGGTCATTAGCCTCAGACAAAATCCATACGCTGAAACCAAACACACAGTATGCGATGAAGTTTACAAACCTTAGCGCAACCACACTTGTTTATTTTCAACTAGGGTTCTCAGAACACTACAACGGTCTAAACGAAATCTGGCTTGGCACACTAAACGATTCGTTTGTGCTAAAAGCAGGCGATGAACTGATTATGGAATTACCACCATTAACAACCATTAATGCTGTATCAAAAATTGACAGTAACAAACTAGCAGTTATGAGGCTCGAATAAATGCCGTTCTACATTGAAAAAGATAACGCAGAGTGCAAATCAGGTTGGGCTGTAACAGGCGAAACAGGGTTTGTTCACGGTTGCCACACAACTAAAGAGTCAGCCATTCAACAAGCTATTGCTATTTCTATTAGTGCAGATGAACCGTTTGTTGGTGAACGGGCGGCTGTTGGTTTGTTGGAGATTGGTGACTATGTTTCTTGGGATGTTCTTGACCCTGAGATTTTGGCTGAGGTTGTGGCTGTTGAAGGTGAAATGGCTGTTGTTCAAATCTATGATGAGGAAGATGGCGTTTTTGAACCTAGCGACAAATTGCTAATTATTAATGTGTTCAAGATTGATAAAGTGCCAAGGCCAGAGTTCACCACTGAGAAGTTGGATGAAGCGCCAGAACCTGAAACAGTTGCACCTACCCCTGAGCTTATGTATTTGAACCGCGCTAAGGCGTTGATTGCTAGGATAGATGCAAGAAATGAAAGTGATTCTATGACTGAAGCAGTAATGGATGAGGCTCGTACTAAGTGGTTGAAAGCTGCTTATGTTATCAAGTCTAAAATTGAAGGCACTGATAACCGTGCGTTGGGTAAGACTGAGGTTCGTACAAACCACATTGAGATGCGGGCTACTGGTGATGGTAGAACTTTCGAAGGTTATGCGTCTGTCTTTGACCAGCCTTCCGAACCATTACCGTTCATTGAGTATGTTCGACCTGGTGCGTTCAAGCGGTCATTGCAGTCCCGTAACAGGATGATGTTGCTTTGGAATCATGACAGTTCAAACCCGTTGGCTTCTACCCGTAACGGGTCGTTGCAACTTACTGAGGACAGCACAGGGCTGAAGGTTACAGCGACACTACCTGACACAACCCTTGGCCGTGACATTGCTGAACTGGTTCGCACAGGCGTTATTGATTCAATGTCATTTGGTTTCAGTGTCAAGCGTGACTCATGGTCTAAAGATGGTCAGACCCGTTATCTGGAAGATGTGACCTTGTATGAGGTTAGCCTTGTCAGTACCCCAGCCTATGAGGGAACTGCAGGCACAGTATCTGTCAGGTCTGGTGATGTTATTTCTGCTGATGCTTTAGCTGATGCGTTGATGCGTATTGAGTCTGGCGAAGAATTAAACCCAGAACAGGGTGCATTGATTGCAGATGTTATTGGTAAACTTGTTAAGACCCCTGAGGTTGAAGCAGTCAACGGTGACATTCTCGCGTTGAAACAAAAGAAATTGCAACTACTTATGAAAGAGGCTATCTAATGGCTAACAAAGACGAAATCAAAAAAGCAATCCTTGATGTTGCAGGCAACCCTGACACAGGTATTATCCGTGACATGGCTGAGGCATTTGCAACTGCTATTGTAGAACTTGACAAACCGACCAAAGAAGTTCGTGTTGTCGAAGCAAAAGAAACCAGGTAGTCTTCCCACTATCTTTCTTTCCCCCAGCAGGTTTACCCCCTTTTCTTGCTGGGGGTTTTTTGCGCCCTGTGTGGCGTATACCTGTGTGCTATAAACTTGTTAGCAGGTTCTGTGTTTGCACGGCCTCTAGTCTGTTCAGCGTAAGCGCGGCAGAATAACCCAAACTATCGAAAGGAACATCATGTCAGAGTTCATTAAAACTCAAGCTGAAGTTCGTAGCAACCTTGTTGCTCAGATGCGTGAAGTTATTGACTTTGCTGAAACTGAGAAGCGTGGACTAACTGCTGAGGACATTCAGAAGATTGACCGCATCGAAGCCGACATTGAGTCGCGTGACGCTGCTATCACCACTGCCCAGAAGGTTGAAGCCCGTTCGGCTGCTGCTTTCGATGCTGCTGCATCATTCACCCCAACCGCTGAGGCTGCTCGTCAGTCTGACGCTGACCTTCTTCGCTCTATCGCCCGTGGCGATGTTCGTTCACAGGAGTTCAAGCGTGAGAACCGTGCCGCAATCATCCCGTCTGCTAACACTGTTGGCCCTTCGTTCTATGACCAGGTGTTCCAGATTGCAACCCTAGTTGGCCCAATGCTTCAGACCTCTGAAGTATTCAACACCACCTCAGGCGAAAACCTAGTTATCCCAACTGTTACCGCTCTAAGCACCTCAGCACTAACCGCTGCAGGTTCTGCAATCGGTGAAAGCAACCCAACCTTCGCGTCAATCACCCTTGGTGCTGACAAGTATGGCGCTCTAGTTTCTGTAGCGAACGAACTTCTTGCTGATGCAGGTTTTGACATTCAGTCATACATTGCACAACAGCTTGGTACTTCACTAGGTCTAGCAATCAACACAGCCCTAACTACTGGTACTGCTGGTCTTGCAACTTCTGCAGGTTCTGTTGTTACTGGTGGCACTGGTGTTGGTGGCGCTGCTACCTATGAAAACCTAATTGACTTGGTTTACGGAATCGCTGATGGCGCTCGTGTACTTCCTGGTCTAGGTTTCCAGATGTCGAAGTCTGGTATCGCTGCTGCTCGTAAGCTCAAGGATGGCAACGGTTCGTACATCTGGCTAGACAACGCTGTAAACGGTCAGCCTGCACAACTTCTTGGTTACTCAGTTTATGAGAACCCTGCTGTTGCTGCTGTTGCTGTTGCTGCTAAGTCTGTTCTGTTCGGTCACTTGCCTTCATACAAGGCCCGTGTTGCTGGCGGAATCCAAGTAGCTCAGTCATCTGACTTTGCGTTCGGTAACGATGTCACCACCTTCCGCGGAATTGTCCGTGTTGGTGGAGGTCTAACTCACGCAAGCCATGTTGGCTTCTTCAAGGGTGGCGCTTCATAAACCCTGTCCCAAAAACTGGAAACCCCTTGGAGTGCGTAGGCTCTGGGGGGTTTCCTTTTGCTATGATTTAACTACCTCCTACGAAAGGTCAACAAATGGGGAAAAAGAAACTTAACGGTGTTGTTAGCGTTTGGTCTAACAGCCCGAACCAACCAACAGGTTATGGTCAGCAAGCAGGGTATTTGGTTGACCGTTTAAAGCGTGATGGTGCAAATGTTGCATCTATTAGCAACTATGGTCTTGAGGGCAATAACGGTGTGTATGAGTCCCCGTTTGGGACTGTGCCACATTATGCGCGAGGCTTTGACCCGTACAGTAATGATGTTGGCCCTATGCATCATGCTCATTGGAAGTCGCAGAACGATAAGAAACCTGACTTGCTTATTGGGTTGTATGACTGTTGGGTTATCAAAGGGCAGGGTTGGGATAACCTGAACCTTGGTTGGTGGACACCATTAGACCATGTGACTATGCCTGCAGGTGTTGAAACCTTTTTGCGCAAAGACAATGTGACCCCTATTGCTATGGCCCCAAATGGTGTGCGTCAAATGCATGACAAGGGGATTGATTGTGAGTATGTGCCTCATGGCATTGATACCAAGATTTTTAAACCAACAGCACTGATTGATGGTCAGCCTGTGCGTGAGTACATGGGTTTGACTGATGAGTTTGTTGTTGGTATGAACGCAGCTAACAAAGCGTCTGGCATGGTTCACCGTAAAGCGTTTAGTGAGAACTTGTTGGCGTTTAGTTTGTTTCGTGCCAAGCATCCTGATGCTGTGTTGTATTTGCACACTGACCCGTTGGGGTCTGCGGGTGGTTGGAACTTGTTGAAACTGTTGCAAGCGTTCAACATTCCTAAAGATGCTGTCATGTTTCCCCCGTTGTTGGATTACAAGTATGGGATGAGTAAAGAGTCTTTAGCTGGGTTGTATTCGGCTATGGATGTGTTCCTTGCCCCGTCTTATGGTGAGGGTTTTGGTATCCCTACTGTTGAGGCTCAGGCTTGTGGTACGCGTGTGATTGGTTCTAATTGGGCTGCTACCCCTGACCTTGTTTCTGATGCGTCTTGGTTGGTTGAGGGTCAGCCTATGTGGGATGCAGCGCAGGGTGCGATTTGGCAGATGCCACTTGTTCCTGCGATTGTTGATGCGTTGGAACAGTCGTATCAGGCGGCCCGTGGTGCTTGTCAGACTTCTATAGAGTTTGCTAAACAGTTTGATGTTGACACTGTTTGGTCTAAGCACTGGTTGCCAACTTTGGGTAGATTACTCAAATGATTCCTGTGTTGGGGTTCTGCACCCTGAAACGGTTTGATTTGGCTGAGAGGCTGATTCACAGCATTGATTACCCTGTTGAACATTTGGTCATTGTTGATAACTCTGGCACACAGGAATGGACTCCACCTGAGAACCCTCATGTGTTGAATCAATGGGTGATTCGTGTGCCGTATGGCCTTGGGTTGGTGGGTGCGTGGAATCTTATTGTCAAGTCCACACCTTACGCCCCGTATTGGGTGCTGATAAATGATGATGCTTGGTTTGAACCAAACTCGTTGAAGATTATTGCTGAGAATGTGGACACTGACGCGTTGAACTTTGTGGACATTGTGCCAGCCTGGTCATGTGTTATTTTTGGTGAGGGAATGATTAATAAGGTGGGTTTGTATGATGAACGGTTTTATCCGCTCTACTGTGATGACAATGATTTTGAACGCCGTGTGGATAAGGCGGGTGTGGCGAAGAGGTTCATTGCAGCTAAGGTTCATCATGAAAACTCGTCAACGCTCAATAGTGGGTTCGCGGTTCAGAACTCGCGGTCTTTCATGGCTAATCAGGCGCTACTTGAAAGCAAAGTTGCAGAGGAAGATTTTTCGGCAGGTGAGTGGACTTTGGAAAGCAGAAGGGCAAACCGATGGGATTAAGGATTTACACAGGGGGAACATTCGATTTGTTCCACTCAGGGCATACAGCATTTCTGAAACGATGTGCGGAACTTGGCACAGTGACTGTAGCGTTAAACACTGATGAGTTTATTGAAGCGTATAAAGGTAAACCTCCTGTTATCTCGTATGCCGAAAGAGCCGCTGTCTTGCTTGGATGTCGCTGGGTTGACGCTGTTGTTCCTAATGTTGGGGGTTTGGATTCTCGCATTAGCATTGCATTGGTTGAACCTGATTTGATTGTGATTGGTTCTGATTGGGCTAGGCGCGACTATTACCAGCAGATGATGTTTGACCAGGACTGGTTAGATGAGCGTGGGATTGGTTTGTGTTACATTCCATACACCAAAGGGATTAGTTCAACTGACATTAAAAAGCGTATGCGTTGGGGTAAGGTAAACTAGACCTATGGCTATTACTAACGGTTACGCAACGCTTGCTGAAGTGAAAGCGTCTTTGCGCATTACAGACAACCTTGATGACACACTTCTTGAAACGGCCATTGAGTCGGCAAGCCGTCTAATTGATGCTTATACCAGTCGCTACTTTTATAATGGTGGTACTGCTACCAAGATTTTTGCAGCTCAAGATGATTGGGTTACTTTGATTGAGGATGCTCAAAGCATTTCTCAGGTGGCCACAAAGTTTAAATCATCTGACACCCCTACTGTGTGGACTGCTTCAGACTTCCAACTAGAACCTTTGAATGGCCGCTCTGATGGCATTGTTAGCCCGTACACAACTGTTCGTGCTGTAAACAATTACTTGTTCCCCCACTATGAGGGTGAAGCCTTGGTGAGTGTCACAGGTGTTTGGGGTTGGGCTGCTGTCCCTATCACTATCAAACAGGCAACTGTTATACAGTCCAGCAGAATCTTTAAACGACTTGACTCACCTCTAGGTGTGCTATCAAGCCCTGACCTTGGTTTCATTCGTGTTGGTTCACGCCTTGACCCTGATGTTGCACAGCTTGTTGACTCGTATCGTATTCTTAGAAACTTTGCATAATGGCTTCTATCACAGACCTACGGGCGGGCATTGCAACTAACCTGGCAACCATTGCAGGGTTACGCACAGGGGCAACCATCCCTGACAACATTAACCCGCCGTTTGCTACCGTAAGCCCAACCTCTGTTGACTTTCATAAAGCGTTTAACAACGGGCTAACAACATACAACTTCACTGTCACTGTCATTGTGGGTCGCGCCTCAGAGCGCACAGCACAAAACACCCTAGATGCGTACTGTTCTAGCACAGGTTCGTTGAGTGTAAAAAATGCGATAGAATCAGATAGGACATTGAACGGTGAAGCGTATTCACTAATTGTGACCAGCATGAGAAACTACGGTTCTTTAACCATCGGAGAAACAGTTTATTTAGCAGCAGAGTTTGACCTTGCTGTTCAAGCAGATTAGGAGAAATACAATTGGCTAAATCAGTCATCACTTCCCGTTTCGTTAGCCTTAACGGAACAGACATTTCAGCATCACTTTCAGGCGCATCACTAGAACTAACTGTTGAAGAAGTGGACAAAACTTCTTTGGGTTCTAATGGTTGGCGTGAAATGGCGGCAGGCCTTAAGGCTGGTTCGCTTACCCTAAACTTCCAGCAAGACTTTGGTGTTGGTGGCATTGACGCACTTCTTTACCCA